ATGAAGAATCAAAACGCGCATTAGATATTTGGGTTGGAGGAGATTCAGACCTCAGAAAAACTGAATTACGTGGAACAAGTTTTTTATTGGATGCAGTGTAAAAAACTTAAAAAACTTGAGAAATCACTTGATTTAAAAATTTCTTTTTGTTATACTGTATTTAACGTTGAGTGTGAAATAATCTAATCTGACAAAAAGAGAAAAGGAGAAAAGAAATGGGTATTTCAGTGCTAAGCATTGATAAGAAACATTTTATCAAAAGAGAAAAAATTAACGGACCTTTGGAATTGTCGGATCCTAATGCTGAAAGAATTAATAGAAAACAAGATTGCGATAATTATCTAAGAAATCTTGCATGTTTACCTATTCTAACCAAATATAGTGATTTTTGGAAATACCTTACTAGTGAAGGTTTAGAGGATGTTTTGGAGCATGCGATAAGGAATATGAGTTATGAATTTGATATTCCTGCAAGTCTCGAACGATGTGTAGCGGCAGCGGCAGCGAAGATTTATCATTGTGCGAAAACAGGTCAAGATTTTTCAGACCTTTCGGATCTAAAAGTAATTTCGATCAATTTATCGAAAGATTCTTATAGATATAATAAAGATGGTGAACCAATCGCTACAATGAAGTTTTCGAGTATAATCAGCAGTGTCGTATCAAAAGGTGGTAAAGGTGGGGAAAAATTAGGAGCGTTGAGGGTCATTATTTTTAATCCTTATAAAAATGATGATTCGGCTCCTGAACTTGATTTTTATTATATTCCTAAGCCAGAATGGAAAAAACTTTGTAAAAATAACATAAATGGATCTATATCGGTTACATGGAGTTATACAAAACAACAAATAACAGCTTTGCTTCCTTTCAAATTGGATTCATTTGAAGAAATGGCAAATATGACAGATGAATTGTTTTATGAAAGAGAATATCAAAAGCTTCAAGAAAAAGCAAAAGAACTCAAACTAGCAAAAGTAGCTTAAAGGATATTAAATGCCAGAGATCAAAGTACAAGAATTTTTCAAAACAGAATTTCCTAATTTCGCTGTTTATAATTTGTATCGAATGGTAGGATCTTACGTTGATGGACTTAAACCTTCACAACGTAAGATCGTCCATACTGTTATGAAGCGAAATATAACATCACCTAAAAAAGTTTCTCAATTAGCGTCTGATGCTTCTAGTGAAACACAATATCTACATGGAGAAATTAATCTCCAAGGTGTTATTGTTAATATGGTGCAAGATTTTGCTGGCACTAATAATATGAATTTGCTTTATCCGGAATCATCATTTGGAAATAGATGTTTTCCACAAGCAGCTGCTGCACGGTATATTTACACACGTAAAAATGATATCTTTGATAAGATTTTTCATAAAGAAGATATTGATCTATTACCTAAACAAGAGTTTGAAGGTGATCCTATTGAGCCGAAATATTTCTTACCAACATTACCATTAATTCTTATAAATGGTTCTGAAGGGATTGGTTCAGGCTGGGCTCAAAAGATTCTCCCTAGAAATCCAAAAGATGTTAAAAAAGAAATCTTACGATATTTAGAGGGAAAGGAAACTCGTTCAATTAAACCTTGGTTTAATGGTTTCAAAGGTGAAGTAAGATTTGTTGAAGGAAATACTTGGGAATTATGTGGTGTTTTGGAACAAAAGAATCTAACTACATTTGAAGTTACAGAGCTTCCTCCTAATGTTTCTTTAGATAAATATACTTCTCAATTAATTAAATTGGAAGATCAAGGTAAAATTGTTTCATTTACTGATTATTCAGATTCGGGTACAAATTCGTTTAAATTTGAAATTAAAACTAAAAGAGATTTTTCTAAAAATAAATCGCACGATCAATTGATGAGAGCTCTTTATTTAGTTAAACGGGTGACTGAGAATTTTACGTGTATGGATGAGAACAATGAAGTTCGTGAATTCCTTAATGACGTTCAAATCTTACACGATTACTGTGATCTTAGATTAAACTACTACGACACTAGGAAGCAGAAGATCATCCACGAGAAGCAGTATTTGGTGGATACATTGACGAATAAACAACGGTTTATTGCTGATATTGTTGAAGAACAGTTAAAAATCAAAAATCTTAAAAAATCTGAGGTTATTGAATATCTTAAAAAGAATAATTATGACCAACGAGATTCATCATATAATTATCTATTAAATATGCCAATATATAATATCTCAAAAGATCAATATCAAAAATTACAACTTGAGATTCAAAATGTTCAAAAAGAATTAAAGGTGATTGAGTCTAAAACGCCAAAAGATATCTGGAAAGAAGATATGAAAAAGATTTAATTTTTTACTTGATTTAAAGAGCTATATACTGTATACTGTTTTTGTAGTTAAGAAATAAAACTTTATTTAAGGAGACAAAAATGGCGTTTATGAATCAAGAGAAGAAAAAAGAACTCGCTCCCAAAATTAAAGAAGTTTGTAAAAAATATGGTGTAAAAGCAACTTTGGGTGTGCGACATTATTCTACATTGATTCTCAATATTAAATCTAGTGATATTGATTTTCATCTTATTGAAGCAGATTGTGGTTATAAACAAGTTAATCAATATCATATTGAATATCATTATACTGGAAAAGCTGAAAAGTTCTTAAATGAAGTTATTGCTGCGATGATGGAAGGCAATCATGATCGTTCAGATATTATGAGTGATTATCATGATGTAGGTTGGTATATTGATATAAATATTGGTCAATGGAATAAACCCTATATTCAAACGAAAGGATAGAAATAAATGTATGATTCAAGTCATTCCGATTTTGATCTATTGGTGTTTATTATTGCTGCTTTGAAAATCTCAATGGTTGTAATCTTGTGTATTGTGTTGTTTGGTGGTGATCCTGATATTGTTGATTCTTTGGGTATGTTAATTCGTAGCTTTTCTGGGAAAGGATAAATAATGATACGAGATGGATTGGGAATTTTGGCGATGGCAATTATGGGATATTTTGCTTGTGTTGGAATGTTCATACTTTAAAAAGGTAATATTATGGTAAGTTGGATTTTAGTAGGTATTCTTGGTGGTGCTGTATATTGGTGTTGGAGTAATCGTAAAAAAGATATTCCAGTTGAACCCAAAACAGAATCCGATATTGAACGCGAAATCATATATAAATATAGACAAAAATTAGCACATGAATGTCTTGAAGCTTCTGAGCATTTTAGCAGAATCGCTCATTCAGAAAAATTCAAAGCAGAAGATGTGTTTGAATCTTTATATCTATATTTGAATACTGATGAACAAGATCTTAATTATCGTTCGATTTATTTGAAAATGCTATCTGAATTGGAGGATTAATGTCTCAACGACTGTTAATTATTCGAGGATTACCCGGTTCAGGAAAATCCACATTCGCTAATAATATAGCATTATCAAATGATATTGTTGTAGAAGCTGATCAATTTCATATGATTGATGGCATTTATCAATATCGTTCTGAACGAGCTGCTTATGCTCATCAATGGTGTTTATCCGAAACGGCTTATTATTTAAATCAAGGTAATTCAGTCTTTGTTGCTAATACATTCATAACTGCTAGATCGGTTATACCATATTATGAATTAGCGAAAGATTTTGATGTTGATTTTGAAATTAAATTTATGACAGAAAATTATGGTTCGGTGCATGATGTTCCAAAAGATGTTTTAGAATCAATGGCAGAACATATGGAAGATTTTGATACTCAAGATATTATTAATCGATACCAATATTGGAACGAATTAGATCAATGTGAGGAATAAAATTAATGGACGCATTCATGCAAATTTCAGGAATTATTTTTTGGTTACTATTATTAATCACCACATTAACTTATTTGATTTGTGTTATATTAGAAAAACTTAATGATCGATCGAATAAAAATAAAGAAGAACAACAACGTAAATATCGATCAGACCTTGGAAAAGAATTAATTAATACTGCATATTGGTTTTATGGAGCCGAATACGAAAATATTCATCCTTATGTATTAATGACAGTTATGGGAGAATTGATTCGTGACCCAACTGGACATGTTGATATGCCAACATTACGAAACCGTTGCTTAGAAAAGTCTCAAAAATATAAAGAGGAGTATGATAATGATTAAATACATTATATTTATTTTATTGCTTACGCTGATGTTCGTATTAGGTGCATCTTATGTTAAAGCAGACGCTGATGTTCAATTACAATATCAATATTTGATGAATAATTCAAAAGGATTGGTTGTTTTTAATCATCAAGCTCATGCTGATAATTTAAACGATTGTTTAATTTGTCATCATAATGGTGAACCAATCAGTTGCTATAAATGTCATACAGATGATACAAAAATCACAGCTAAAAAAGCCTTTCATTTAAATTGTAAAGGTTGTCATAAAAAGATCAAACAAGGCCCAACAAAATGTTCGGCTTGTCACCAAAAGGGGAAATAAAATGGGTTATTTACTTTTAGCAATTTCAATGTTCCTTCTCGGAATGTTATGTTTTCCACTTGTATTGTTTTTGCGTGCACGTAAAGATGATCATTGGGACAATTCCAATATGACCAACATCATCAGACTGGTCGCTCACATCGCAACACACCCAGGCGACTTTGGTGAGATGCAATACAAGGACGGTTCCAAACCATTTTGGTATCTCAATAAAGATGAATTCTCAGATGTAGTAAAAACTAGACCAAAAGATTAAAAAATGATTGATATAGATTCAGGAACCAAACATACAATATGGAGAGATTCAATGAATGAAAACCCTGAAGAATTACAAATGCAAGAAGAGACCCCAGAAGCTCGTTATAATGCCCTTGTAGATCAATTTGTTCAAACCAAAGGTTGGTCTCGTCGGAAAGCCCGTCGTTATCTTGATGCTTATGCAAAAAGAGAACACGCACGAATTATTAAAGAAGGAAAAGCTCGTCAAGAGAAATTAAGAAAAGAAGGTAAATTAATCGATACTTCTCAAGATCGATTACAAATGGAATCAGAATTTCAAGAGCAATTAAAAGAAGCTGGAATTAAATTAGAAGATTCTTCTTATAAACCACCAACATCTGATTTTTAACTTGACTTTCCTTTCTAAATAATATATACTGTTTATGATGGAACAAGAAAGGAGTCTTTTATGGAAACACTATTTCTTCATGGGTTCAATTCGGGACCTGGTCTAGTGCCTAAAGAATGGCATACGCCTCAACTTGATTATTCGAAAGTTGAAGTAACATTGGATTTTCTTAGAGAATATATTAAAGAAAAAAATATTTCTTATATTGTCGGGAAAAGTATTGGGGCTTATTTTGCGTTGATTTTATATAACGAAGACCCAAACACAACTTTATTTCTAATCAATCCTTCATTGAAACCTTATGAAACTTTGAAACAATTTGAAGGTACTGAAATGAAGAATTATAAAGACCCATCGATCATCACAAAAGTCCCAACAGATTTCACAGATGAATTGCGTAGGGTTAATCCTCTAAGTACAGACTTTGTATATTATACTGGAATGTTATTTGTGGAATTTGGAGATAAGGTTGTTGATCAAGTCAAAAATTACGAACATATTCATTGTATGAAGAAATTAGCATTTGAAAATGGTGATCATGCTTTTACTCAAATGCCTGTTGTAGTCGATTATATAAATACTTTTATTAAATATGATTTCGCTTAAATAAAAGGTATTTTGTAATGGATTCATTCAAAACATTTTTGACAGAGAAATATGTAAATCTTCTGCCAACAGATGAAGATCAAAAACGGGAATATGCTCCAAAAGTTTGGGATATGCTCCAAAAATCATATGCGCCGCTTGGTGGAATTAAAGGGAACGGTTTCAATTCCCAAGAAGATATGATTAAAAAGATTCCATTTTGGAAAGTTGTAAAGAAGAATGGAAAAGTTATTGCTGCTTTAATGTATAAGGATAAGGGTGGACGTAAACGTGTTGCTACTTGTTCTGATGGTTCAAAAGACGCTAAAGCAGCTTTAGCAAATGCTTTTAAACAAGAACCACAACGTGGATATTTTGAAGTTTCAAAAGCATCATGGGGATTTATTAGAAAATTATTAGATCAAAAAGATTTAATAAAATTTATGGTTACACCAGAACAAGCTGGTAAATCCTTAAAAACAGAAATTACCGATTTAAAAGATATACCAACTAAAGAACTCGATGATTCTGGGTTAAATCCAAATGACCCAGCTAATAAACCTTTCAAAAAATTCATCTACGGTCGTGTTATCGGCGGTGGAGTTCATGCAAAAGTTATGATCGGAACATTAGGAAAAATCATCGATTAAATCAATTAAGGATTTAATTAATGAATAAATTAGATGATTTTAAAATTAGACTCCAACGTGGACCTTGGGGTGGTGGTTATGATGTTATTTTAATGAATCACCTCAAGGGTTCAAATGATGTTTTAATTATTGAAGATGTAACAATTAAAACAATTTCCCCTGATCATATAATTAATCCACTTTTTAACCTCAATCGAAAAGATGCTCAAATTCTTATGGATGATCTTTGGGATGCTGGCGTTCGTCCATCTGAAGGTGCTGGATCTGCTGGAGCTCTTGCTGCAACTCAAAAACATTTAGATGATATGAGAAAAATTGTTTTTAAGGAATTAGAAATGGAGTAAAAATGAATTTAAAAGAAATAGCTTTAAAAAATAATATTTTGGAAATTAAAGTTGGTTCTCATTTATATGGAACTAATACTCCAACATCTGATATTGATCTTTCAGGTATTTTTATTGCTCCTAAAGAATTTTATTTAGGTTTAAAAACAGTTAATGAAGTCGATATGTCTATAATTTCTAAAAAAGAGAATGGACGAAACGATAAAGATGCGATCGATCGTAAATTTTACGAACTCCGCAAATTTATGAAATTAGCTACTGATAATAATCCAAATATTATCGAACATTTATTTGTTAAAAATAATAATATTGTTTTTGCTAATCGATTAGGTCAGAAATTATTAGCAAACCGTTTTATATTTCCATATAAAGGCTGTTATAATAAATTTTGCGGATATGCTTATTCTCAAAGAAAAAAGATGATTGTAAAAAAAGAGAATATGAGTGATATTCTCAAAGCAATCCAATTTTTTGGAGGACAATCAGACCCGTCACGGAATTATGTTGTTCAATATAAAAAACAATTATTGAATGAAGTTGGCTTTAAAAATATTAAAGATACAGGTCAACATTTTTTGATTGGTGACACAAGTGTTCAAAAGAACGAAACACTTAAAAAAGCATTAATGAAATTTCAGGAGCGTAGACAAAAATTTAGTGGACGATATGATGATTATGTTTCAAAATCTGGATATGATACTAAATTCGCATCGCATCTAATTCGGTTAATGTATGAAGGAATTGAATTGTTAGAAACAGGAGAAATTCAATTCCCATTGAAAGAAGTGCAATTAATATCTGATATTAAAAACGGTAAATACGATATTCTTGAAGTTTTAGATATAGCGGATGAATTAAATTCTGTTATTGATAAAGCATTGAAAAAATCAGATCTACCTAATGGACCACAATTGGATAAAATCGAAAATCTACTAATTGAAATGGTAGAAGAAAGTTGGGAATTTGAAAATGAAAGTTAATCCAAGATATAAATGTAGAGCTTGCGGTAAGGTGATCACTCTTGAAAACCATACCGCAATGAGTATTGATGAAGTAGAATGTTTTTCTCAATCCATAACGCATATTTGCGATGTTAAAATTATTGGGGATGAACGTTTAGACCAAGATGTTCAAGAAAAAGAATATGTTGGTATTTGTAATCTTGTTGGATATGTTGAAGTTAAAGGATAAAACATGTTTGAAAATTTAAAAGAAAATATCCAAGTCTGGCATGTCGCTGTGGGGATAATGAGTTTTATTATTCTTATTATATTAACGGTGGTTATTTTTATGTTTTCTATCCCACAATATGTGACATATGTTGAAACTCAAAAAATGAGAAGAGAAGTTCTTTGGATAGAAACACATGCAAAATTGGCTAATGCATATGGTCCAATTTTTGAACAATATCCTGAATATGGTAAATTCTTAATGTATCAACAAAATAATGATTTAGAAAGTATAGGGAAATGATTCAAGACGGATTTTATTCGAACGATCCAGAACAATTCCAAGATCATATTTTCTGGAAAGATAATTCATGTTATAAATGTGGCTTATTTAAAGGGCATATTTATATTCCAGATTATTTACGTCCCGAAAAACAAATGAATTCGGTTTTATACACCTGTGAACGTTGTGGAGTTTCGTGGTCTGTTACTCTTACAGACGATAAACTTGTTGAGATAGATCGATTCTGTAAAATAGCTCACCAACGAGATATCTGTTATAATGAATTTGTTCAATTAGAAAAAGAATTAAAAGAAATTTCTTTATAAAAATACATAATTTTGTTGACATCGAAAGTCTTTTCTGTTATACTGTTTTTACACTAACAAAGGAGATTACGATGTCAACATTTTTTGTTCCAGCTCAAAAAATTGAATTTTTAAAAAACAAATTTGCGAAAGTAGAGCGTAAAGCAAAAAAGCTCAAACTCCCAATTCCAGTTTTTAGTGTAAACGAAGATAATTTTGAGATTCGAACGGTTATTCAAGAAGATTATAATAACCGAGTTGAAGCAAAGATCAAATATGTTGAAGTTTCGGTTGAAGGACAACTTCCAGTTATTCAAGGTTGGAATTTTGTTGCGTCGTTAGAACACACTCGTTTTTCTGATGGGGAAGTGACTTTTAATACAATCAGAATGAATCCTGATTATCCTGAGAATGTAGATTATAGAACACTTCCTCCAACTTGCGAGCATTGTGGACATAATCGATTTCGTAAAACAACTTATATTTTGTTTAATAACGAAACAGGAAAAACCATGCAAGTTGGTTCTACTTGTATTAAAGATTTTTTAGCCAATTCAAATCCTGATTTTATTATTCAATCAGCGAATTATGTTGATCTTCTTACAAAATTTGTTGAAGAATATGAGCATTTTAGGTTTGGGGGTTTTTATAATGAGTTCCCAATTGAAGATGCTCTTCGTTATACATCAACTGAAATTCGTTTACACGGTTGGGTATCGCGTGGTGAAGTTTGGGATACTGGTGGGTCGAGCACTTCGGATTGGGTGCAAGGTGTTCTTTGTAAAAATCCTGAAATTTTTACCGAAACAGAGAAAGAGATTTTTGAATCAGTAAATGATTTTGATAAAGAAATCGCTCGTTCGGCGATCGAATGGATGAAATCTTTCGATCTTAAGGACCCTAAATTAAATGATTATCTTTATAATTGTGCATTGGTAGTACAAAAAGAATGGATTGGTCCTAACGATCTAGGAATCGCTTGTTCGATTATTCCTGCTTATAAATATAAATTGGCTAAAGAATTGGAATCTAAAAAAGAGAAGAAGGTTTCTAATTTTGTGGGTAAAGAAAAAGAACGTTTAAGAGATCTGGAATTGACATTTTTACGTTGTTGGACATTTGATTCATCGTGGGGTGTTGTTAATATTATTCGTTTGCAAGATGATAACGGTAATATTTTTGTTTGGAAAACTGGTTATTTTGAAGAGATCGATCCTGGTACTAAATTGATTATGACTGGGACTGTTAAGAAACATGAAATTTACAAAGACATCAAACAAACTGTTTTGACTCGTTGTAAATGGGATTTTGCAGAGGAGGAATAATGCCACATTCAATGATTTCGCATCTAATGCTAATTTTACAACATCCATTTCTTTATTTTAATTATCGAATTAGATATAAACATAAAGTGAAAGATTTTCCAAAATTGCTTCATGTTGTTTTATCTTGTCAAACATATGATCAATGTAAATCTGCGTTCTTTTATCTTCAATTATATATTGATCAATATGATCTTAATAAAAAAGAGGGTAATAAAGAATTCAATATCATGTCAAAAATTATCATGGAACGGATCGCTATGTATTTACAAGATACAATGGATCACGATCTTAAAGGATATCATTATTCACAAATCCGTGGTTATGAAATTACAAAAGTTTGGCCTGATCTAACTGATTATGTTGGTGTGCTTTTGGATATTAAATTCCCAAAAATTTGGAAAAGAAATTGTATTTTAAATACTGGTTCTCCAGATTAATAAATAATATATAATCATATTATTGGAGAATACAAATGCAATCATTCAAAACCTTTTTAAATGAATCATTAGATAAGCCAGCTAATTGGAAAAGAGTTCGTGAATTAAAAACTCGAATCACATGGGGTTGGAAGATCGGTAAACAAAATTATGAAATGATTGCAAATACAACTAAATTGTCTCCTGATAGTTGGGATATAACATTCACATTAGAAGATCCAGAAGATATTAATGCGTTCACATATAAAGCAACTGGAACTGGTAATGAATTGGGTGTTTTTGCTACTGTAATTGATATTATTTTAAAAGATTTAATTCCAAATGAAGATCCAAAATCAATAACATTTACAGCCGAAAAAGAAGAAGATGATCGAAAGACTGGTCGTTCAAAATTATATAAACGTTTAGTTAAACGTTTTGTTCCTAAAAATTATAAAACAGATATTAAAGAAGCGGGGCACGAAGTAGAATTTACAATCACCAAGAAATAGGAGAAATAATGATCACTCGACGAATGACCGAACAAATTAAAAATGACATTAATGACGAGCGCCAAAGGCAAAACGAAACTTGGGGATATAATGATCATCATATTTTTAAATGGTTAGCAATTATAACAGAAGAATTGGGCGAAGCGTCAGCCGAAGCCTTAGAAATTGATTTCTTAGAAAGGAAAAATAAAGATGCGACTACTCCTGATTCTTATGTTTCTTTATTGGTATTTGAACACCAAGAAAAATTAAGAAAAGAATTAATTCAAGTTGCAGCTAGCACAGTCGCTGCATTAGAACATTTAGATAGAAAACTTGACAAATATCAAAAGTAATGTATAATAAATTAAATAACAAAACAACAAAGGAGAAAACGAATGAATTTTTCAGAAACAGAACTATCGATTCTTAGCAATTTCGCTAAAATCAATCCTTCACAAATTATTAAACCAACTGGTTTTGGAGCGAAAGAACCTTCAGCGAGTATTGTAGGTGTTTACGATTTCGAAGAAGAATATGATTTTGAGCCATTTGGTATTTATGAAGTCCCAATGTTCCTCCAAGCACTTGAAGCTTTTGATAAACCTAAAATTGAAGTTAAAGCCGATCGTGTTATTATTAAAGAAGGATCTTCTAAGATTCAATTCTTTACAACTCCACTCGATCTAATCAAAAATTCAGAAGTTCCAAATATCGCTCCAAAATTCGATAAATTAGATTGTGAATTGGATTTTGATTTGCCTGCTGATAAACTAGCAACAATTTTCAAAACAGCAGCTGTTTTTAAAGCTAAATATTTGTTTCTAGAATCAGATAAAAAAGGTGTTCGTCTAACAGTTTCATCTGATACACCTGGATCTAGTGCAAACTCTTTTGAAATTATGATTCGTGATAATGTTCGTAATAATGAACTCGATGGAACTGTTTTGAAAATTCCATTTTCTGAACTTCGTATTATTCCTGGTGATTATACAATTAAAGCGTCTGCTAAAAAGATTTCGAAATGGACTTGTTTTAATGATGTGATTTATTATGTTGGATGTATGATCGACTAGGAGATATTAGATGTCAAATAAAGATTCCCTCTGGGTAGAAAAATATCGTCCAAAAACAATTACAGATGTGGTCTCTCCAGCTTCAACTCAGAAGTTGCTGGAGACCATTGTTGAAACTAAAGAACTCACTAATATTATGTTTTATGGATCAGCAGGTCTAGGTAAAACAGCAACTGCTCGATCTATTGTTAATGATCTTGGTGCAGAAGAGTGTTATATTAATGGTTCTTTAGAAACATCTGTTGATGTTATTCGTAATCGTGTTATTCAATTCGCTATGACACATTCGGTTGCTGGTATGTTAATGGACGAAAAACCAGCTCCTAAAATTGTTATTATTGACGAATGTGAACGACTTTCACCTCAAGCTCAAGATTCACTAAAAGTTGTTTTAGAAGAAGCATCTTCAAATTGCCGTTTTATTTTTTGTACAAATAATCTACAAAAGATAATTGATCCACTTCAATCAAGATGTAAATTGATATCTTTTAATTATGGAACAGATCAATCAAAAGATATCATGCTCAAATATTTTAAACGTATTTGTTATATTCTTGAACAAGAAGGGCATAAATTAGATAAAAAAGCAAAAGGGATTGTTGCTGAATTTGTTCAACAATTCTTCCCAGATTTCCGTAAAATGATTAATGAACTCCAAGGGTATCTAATGGAGAAAGATACAATTGGATTGGATTTATTGCGTGCGGGGGATTCTTCACAAACACATGATATGATCAATCTTATTAAATCAAAACAATTTAATAAAGTAGCGGCGTTATGTGCTGAGATTGATTCTAATTCATTTTATTCATCATTTTATGCAGAGATTAAGAAATTTATAAAACCTGAGGCAATTCCAGATGTAGTCTTTATATTGAGAGATGGGATGCATACACACGCATTAGCAGTAGATCAAGAGATTAATTTGATTGCTGTTTGTGTAGAGCTCATGGCAGCACTTGATGGGAAATGGAAATAATGTCTCAATTATTTGACTACATAAAACGACTCACAAACAAAAAACCGATTGACGAAACCCAAGACTCCTTTGAAAAAGATTATTCTCCATATATGATCAATCGGTTTTTTGCTTGTGATCGTAAATTATTAATGCTCGCTAAAGAAATGAATCGTCCTGAATTAACAAAACAAATGCATTTTGATTTTTTAGATACGATTGTTCCAAAATCAAATAAATTTATTCGTTATAATATGAAGAAATCAAAAGCAGATAAAGATATTCAATATATTTGTGATTATTATCAAGTGAATATTGAAGTCGCTAAATCATATTATAAAATCTTAAAACGCAATAAAGATCAAATGAAATTTATTAGAGATTTTTATGAGAAAAGGGGAACAAAATGAGTTTTGATGGGTCATTATTTCCATGTCCATTATGTGAAGGTAAATGTTTTCCTGTTAATGGAAACGATATTGATCCAAGAGCTCAATTAGAATGGATCAAATGTTTAAATTGTGGTGAATTATGGAGTCCAATGTATGTCAGAGCATTTTGGGCAGGTTATGCTAAAAGGGAGAAAGAAATTAATGAATAACGAAAGATTTACTTTAAATTACAATCTTAATAAAATTTTGGGACCTGGTCAAACCGAATTAATGTTTGCAAAAATTGGGGATGTTAAATCTCCCGTACGTGGAACAAAACATTCTGCGGGGATTGATTTCTTCGTTCCGAATGACTGGAATTCTGGTGTTCAATATACTATTCGTCCGGGTGATAAAGTAGTCATTCCAATGAAAATTCATATTGATTTGTTAGGTTCCTATTTACCCAATTTTATGATGAAATTTGAAAACAAATCAGGGGTTGCTATTAAAAAAGGTTTGGTTGTTGGGGCATGTGTTATTGATGCTGATTATCAAGGAGAACTAATGGTTCATGTTTATAACGCATCAAACGAACCTACAACTATTTCCCCAGGTGATAAAATTATCCAAGGTATTCTTCAAGAAATTTTGTATGCTGAACCAACAGAATATACTTTGGATGAACTTTATTGGGAAATTTCAGAAAGAGGCGATGGTAGATTTGGCTCTACTGGAGACAAATAATGAAAGAAATATATGGTTATGTGGGTGAAATGGGGGCAGGGAAAACTCATTTCGCCTTACAAAAAATCAAAGAATTAAAATCAGATGGTAAAACTGTTTTAATGATTTCTTGGGCTGACCCGATCAAATCTATTTTAAACAATTATGGTTTATTGAAGTCGGGTCCAATTGATAATCATTTATTTGAAGAATTTAAAGTAACAAAACCCGAATCATTTATTGCTTATCTGAAAGATTCTATTTTAGAGATTATAGAAAAACTTGGAATTCAATTATATGATTATGATTATCAACGATTTGGTTCTGCATTAATGAGGCATACAGATGATCTTAATAAAATTTGCATTAATATTATAAATGGAACTGATTATTTTGAAAATTATCGTAAATTAATGCAAATTGTAGGAACTGATTTAGGTAGATGTTTATATGATTCTATTTGGATTGATGAAACATTAGGAATTATCAAACAAGCGTTTTATTTAGATATCGCTCATGCGGCTATTATTGACGACATCAGATTTCAAAATGAATTTGATTCGTTTCAAGATTTTGGAGAAAAGAATCATTATAAGTGTATAATTTATGGAATTAGATCGGATTTAAAAACACGTTCTGATCGAACATGGATAGATACTACTGATCTTAAAAAATTTCAGGAACATGGATCTGAAAAATATATACCAAATCTACTAGATAAAATCCCATCTAATCATATAATTCATAATTAAAAAATTGACAAATTAAAAAAGTCGTGTATAATTAAATAAATACACGACTTTTCTTTTAATTTTTAGGAGTTAAAATGGCTAAATCTTTATTATCGATTGAAATGGTTAATAAAAATACAATTTATCACAGATATCTCGAAAATGGGTCAAGACAAGAAGAATATATAGAGTTCAAACCTTTCTGTGGAGTTCCATCTAATAAAGAATCGTCAATCAAAACATTATATAATAAACCATTAGAGTTACGTCAATTCGATAACATTTCTGAATTTAAAAAATGGGTTAAAGAGAATGAAGAATATATAGATATTTATGGTAACATCCGTCCAGAATATATGTTCTTAGCGTCTACATATCCAAAAGAAATCCCAATTCAATGGGAAGATATGAGAATCGATAATATTGATATCGAGGTTGTGAGAGAAGATGGATTCCCAGATTCGGATTTAGCTGAATGGCCAGTAACAGCTATTACAATACAAGATATCATTAAAAAAACTTATACAACATTTGGTTATAAGAAGAATTATAAAAATAACGATTCAGAAAATATAAATTATATTCATTGCGATAATGAAAAAGATTTATTAGAAAAATATGTAATCTATTGTCGTGAAAGAAGAGCGGATATTATTACTGGATGGAATATTGTAAATTTTGATATTCCATATTTAGTCAATAGGATCATAAAAATTTTAGGAAAGAATTGGGCTAAAAAGATTAGCCCTGTTGGGAAGTTACGTCAAAGAGTATATAAGGATACTTTCGATAATGAAGTTAGCACCTATGACATCTTAGGTACGGTTATTTACGATTATATGGAACTTTATTCTAAATTTCAAATGGAACCGAGAGACGGAAAATCGTTAGAAGTTATTGCTCAAGCAGAATTAGGTAAAGGTAAATTAAATTATAAAGAAGGAGATAATCGTTCATTAACCGAATTATATCATAATGATTTTCAAACATATATTGATTATAATATTCGAGATACAGAATTGGTTGGTCTAATTGATGATAAACGTCAATATTTAAGATTGGCGATTAATATGACATATATGGCAAAATGTTTATTCCAAGATATTTTTGGCACTGTTGGAATTTGGGATGCATATCTTTACAATGTTCTTTTAAATAAAAAAATATTATGTTCGCCTCGTAAAACCAATATTAAATCTTCATTTCCTGGTGGTTGGGTCGAGAAACCAAGAAAAGGTTTAAATGGATGGAATATGGTTTTTGATATCGCCTCTTCATATCCAAATTCAATTATTTCTTATAATATATCAACCGAAACTGTTATAGAATTTAATTCGTTACCTCAAGAATTAAAATCATTAGCAGATTCAATAAGACCTTATTATGCTGAAGATAAATTTGTTTGGATGATTAACGATAATGTTTATGATGTTAATTGGTTAGAAGAAAATGCTAAACCTTTATTAACAAAATATAACATTTGTATGACACCTTGGGGTGAATTCTTTAAACGTGATGAAATCGGATTTATCCCAGAAGTTGTTGATACGATTTTTAAATCTAGGAAAAAAGTTAAACAAAAAATGAAAAAAATAGATTTTAATTCAAACGAATATGATGCGTTAAATGCTCAACAAATGGCATTTAAAACATTAATGAATTCCCTATATGGCGCAATGAGTAATATTTGGTTTAGATATTTTGATATTAGAATGGCTGGTTCGATCACATCAGCAGGTCAAGCATCAGTTAAAGGTTCTGCAAAATATATAAATGATGAAATTAAAGGATTGAAATCTATTTATACAGATACAGATTCATTATTTGTTGATATGCAACCGATTATAGATCAACGTTTTAAAAATAAAAAACATACATTTATTGATGAACACGATTTTTGTATGAAAATGGCAAGACAAGTTGTAGAACCTAAATTAGAAGAATTTTTTGATCGTTTAACAAAAGGATTGAACACTTTCACGAATACTTTAGTAATGGAAGCGGAAGTTCTCGCAGATGCATGGATATCAGTTGAGAAAAAGAAATATTCTATGCGGATTATTAATGATGAAGGAGAAGAATTCTTTAATCGTGAAACTTTAGAATTAGGTAAATGGAATTTTGATAAGACAAAATTCCAACCTGGAAAAGTTAAATTAAAAACAAAAGGATTATCTTTGATTCAATCAACAACTCCACAATTTACAAGATCTAAATTAAAACAATCAATTGAATTAATATTTCAACATAGAAATGAACAGATTATTAAAGATAAATTTAAAGAATGGAAAGATGAATTTATGACATTACCTTTTGAAGAAGTATCAATGCCAAGAGGTGTCTCAATTTTTAACAAATATGTTGAAAACCCAGCAGGAGCTCAAGCACACGTTAGAGCCTCCATGGCTTTCAATAAAGCGTTAATTGATTTAGGATTAGATAAAGATTATCAACCAATCAACCAAGGCGATAAAATTCGTTATGCTTATATAAAAGTTCCTAATATATTTGGAATTGAAGTTATGGCAATAAAAGACAAGATGCCAGAGCTTATAAATAAGAATATTAAAGTAGATTGGGACATTCAATGGCAAAAATGTTTTACATCACAATTAGAAAAAATATTTGAAACAATTGGATGGAATATGTCGGAAGATGATGTCTCTTTAGAAGATTTCTTTAGTTAAGGTTATAATTATGATGTTTTTATTTGTATTAATTTTATTAAGCACGGCGAGTTTTTCTTTATATCTCTATTTAAATGAAATTGTTAATAATCCATTAATATATGTTCTATTAGGATGGGGAACTGTTGTTAGTGCTCATTATTTAAGTTATTTCTTCGATCTACTCAAAATGAATGTTTTAAATAGAAACTTTCAAGCATTTGTTATTAATGGCGAAGGCGAATATTGGGATGGTGTAAGATTTACAGAAGGAAAACATGACACTGAGCCTGTATTTGTATATAATGATTTACAAATGGACTCATTAGTTAAACGAATCATTCGTTTAACCGGACAAAATGATCTTTATGTTCGGATTATGCCACCGGCGCCGGCTGAAGACACAGGAGAATAATTATGGTTAAGAAAACAAAAGACTTTTTATCGAATTTACCAACATGGATTAAATATGCAACCACAGTATTATCATTAATCGCTACATTAGCTGGTGGATTATATGCTATGGACGATCGTTATGTTTCTGATAAAGAAGCAGCACAATCTTTACAATCTTTCGATCAAAAAATCCAACAAGATCTTTCTAAAATCGAATTGCAACTTTTACAATCTGAATTAGAAAACGCTACAGATGCTTATTATAAACATAAGCATTTAATTAAAGTATATCCAGAAGATCAAGAATTACAAGAAGAATTAATTTATCTCAAAGAAAAGAGAGAAAAAATACAAGCAGAAATTGCTAATAAGGTAGGTATTAAGTAAATTTATGAAATTTATTAAATTAACATATTTTGTATATGACCCACAATTTCCCAGTAAATCTTATTGTACTGGGAAATGTTTTTGGTTAAATATTGATAAAGTAGAGCAAGTTGTTCCGTATGAACCTCATAAATCTAAAGATTCAGATAGGAATAATCAACCTCCTTCTACTAAATTGATTATGGTTTCTGGTAATAAGATCGAAGTTTGTGAGACTGTTGAAGAAATCATCTTAAAATTGAATAAATAGATATTATAAATAAACATATATTTAATATTTAAGGAGACAAATATGTCTGATGATTTATTGTATGAACTATTTAAGCAAGGAGAACATTCATTAGAATGTCAAGAATATAATCCTGTTAATATGCTTAGAGATGTTATTGAAACAATCCGTATGACAGAAGACCCAACTGGCGACGCTGGGGATTTTGGAATGATCGATCCTGCTTTAGAAATTCTTCATGAAGTTGCCCCTAAATTATCACAAGATGTAATCGAAGATATTATTCAAGGTCTCTTTGATTATTATTTAGATGACGATGAAGAAGATACAGATTATTATGAAAGTAAGATTGAAGATTTTGATGAAGATATTGAAACACTTGTAGAGTCTTTTGACTTGTTAGATGAAAAAATCAACGCTGTTCAAAAGAAACGTCTTCGTTATCTTAAAAAGAAACGTCGTGCGCAATTAGGTAAACGTGGTAATACTGTCGCTTTTAAACGTACACATCATTTTGATAATAAGAAAAAACGTTTTGTTAAGCGTAAAAAAGCGATGACTGTTTCTGCGATGCGTAAAAAAGCGAGAATCTTTAAAAAGACTATGCGTAAAGGTTCTAGTAAAGCAAAAGCCAAACGTATGAAAAAACGTTTAGCTCATGTTAGAAACCCTTATGCGTCATCTAATAAAAAATAATGAAATCTTTTAAATTTCTTATAGAAGCAGCTTATGCTGGAAATATTGGTTTTGCTGAAATGGTAGCGTTCTATCAAAAAGCAAACGCCAAACAAGAAAAAGAAATGGATAAAGCCGTTAAAAATAATGATTGGGAATCTTTTAAAAAACTTATTAAATTAGTATTAGGGACATCTTTGAAATGATTACATTTTCCGAATATTTAGACGAAGCGATAGCAATAGATGCGATAAATACTAATAAAGGTAAAGAACCAATTGTTGTTATTCAAGGTCGATTTCAACCACCAACAGCTGGTCATTTAAAAGCGATTAAAGCTGCTGCTAAAAAATACCATATGAAAGTAGCGATAGTTTTAATCAAAGGCGCTAAATCAGATGTAAAATTTGATACTAAAATCCAAAAAGAAGTTTTTAGTAAAATGTTGACTGGTATTCCACATATGTTTTTAGAAGCAGATAATGGATTTATGGGAGAATGGGTTCATCAATTAAGAAATAAAGATTATGAACCTAAAGCATTTTATTGTGGATCTGACCGTGTTAAATCTTATCAAGGTATGATCAAGCGTTATCAAGACAAACTAAATATAGATATTAAAGTAGAAGAAATTCCTAGAACAGGTGAAGATATTTCAGCTTCTAAAGTTCGTGAAGCTCTTAAGAATGACGATTTAGAAACATTTAAACAAAATATGGATAAACGAACTTGGTCATTATTTAATAAATTAAAGAAAATGGTATGATAGATTTAATAAGACAATTAGCGCCACATTATAAACAAAAATTCGTTACGACTGAATCTGTTGAAAATGATATTAAATTAATCAAAAAATTAAATATGCTTTTTGGTAAATTAGAAAAATCTCAAAAAGATATTTATGTTTTAGAGATTATCAATATTATTAAAACGATTAATAATGTGTTACAATTGGATAAAATAATTTTAGTTGTTTATAATTGTGTTGATGTAAAACACCACACAACTTTAGATTATGTTATTAAAAAGGTATTAGATAAATGAAATATTTGATTACAGAAGGATTAGCAGATACTGTAATGGTTTATCTAATCATCAAAAAATTATCTACACCATTTACAGAATGGGAAGCATATAAAAAAGGTATCATCGACGAAAACGGTAAAAAAATTAAAACACCAATCACCGCTGAAGAAAGAAGAGCATGGACTGTATTTGATCGTTTTGTTGCTAATCTTAAAAAAATAATGTCTAAATTTGTTGGAAAATCTAAATTTGCTGCCATCGCTACTTCAGCATATTTATTAAGAGATTCACAAAGTGCATTATTTAAAAACAATTTATTAACAGAATCACAAGAAGAGATCGATTTAACTGCTAATATGCAATTAAAAATAAAACAATTAATGAACGAAACAAAAATAGAAACATATTCTGGCGATAACGAAATGTTTTTATTGTTTATGATTGAACGCAATATCGATAAATTCATGGATAAAGATTTAGATTTCTTAAAAATGGGAGAATTTAAAAATGGGTGAACAAGTCGGTACTGGCGATATGGCAATGAATTTTCAAAAGATTGATCAGAATGGAGCTCCTCGTCGTAAAGGTCAATTAGGAATCAAACATCAAAAAGCTATTTTACCTGATACAGAATTTAATGGTAAACCGTGTTTTAATATTGATTGTCCTGATGAATATAATTCTTTTGCTAAAGGTATTAAATCATTTCATCGTTGGTCACAACATACAAAATCAGAAAATATTAGACAATGGGCTAATCAAAATAAAGGTAAATCTTTTTATGTAACACATAACGGATCTTATACAAAGGTGAGAAGATGAAATCTTTAAATAAAATTCTCCATGAATTATTTGATGGCAAATATAGAAATTTAAAACTTTGGCAAACAGATGCCAAAAATAGAGGACTAAAAACTCGTATTGGAGTTAGTCCAGATGGTGAACATAGTGGTTTGATAAAAAGAAAAATAAAGGAGAACTAAATAATGGCTAAAATTACAACTGACGATTCTACTGGAGTCCAAATTGCTACTATTGAATTAGAAACCCCAGAAGCATTTACTCAATATCAAATGGGTTTAGAAAAAGGAATGTCTCATTGGTCTCAACATCCAGAAACTAATGAGCTTTTAAAATATCGTTCTGAGAATAATCAAAATGCTCGTATTTATGTCAAATACGGCGAATTTACTAGACAGGTGAAATAATGGAAAATTTTAATAATATTATTAAAGAATCCGTGAAAAATGTTAATGGTGGTAAAGTATTAAAAGTTAATACTGATGGTAAAAAATTATCAATCGCTGTTGGTCCTAATAAAGATGTTGTTAATATCTCATTAAATAAAGAATATGTTGTTTTAACGGATAAAGATGCTAAAGATTTTATGGCTCTTTTAAAATAAAAGGTTTTTAAATGCCAGACATTAACCCTACATTAGATCTTAGAGAATTAGTTTATTACGATGGAATGCCATTTTATATTGTTTCGCATAAGATTGTATATACATCAATAGGTAATAAAGTAGTATATCAAATCTCTCAAGATTTGCCTAGTATGTATGGATATGGACGAGGAATATATCCTAATCAAACCGCTATATTTGATCGTGAAGAATTAATGTCACAATCTGAATATGATATTTATATGTTGGGTCATTTAGAAACTCAAGCTAATCAATATGAATATACTTTGACAGGTATTCCAATTATTATTTTAAATGGACCTGCTGAAGAACAATATGTATTTGATGGTAATTTAACATATCCTTGGGATGGAGAATCTTATCCACCTTATGATCCAGCAACTGGAATACCTCTTAATACTATTTGGAACGATCAAGGTGCTAGTGTTCATGATACTTCAGATGAAGGTCATGCTGGTGCTGATGGTTCTTTAATTCATATTGGAAATATTACTTGGGATGGAACTGTTTATACAATAGATAATCAAGATTTTAATTTACATGTAATTATAAATTATACAGATCCTGATAATATTACTAGTATAGTTCCAAATATTAATTTGTCTGTAATTGGTAAATATGAAATTTCTTATAAAGTTGTAGATTTCCAAGGAATCGCATCTTATACTGTTATTAGAACAATTATAGTTAATGATGTTCCAGTTCGTCCACCAAGTGAGTGTTAAGATATGCCAGCGGTAACTAGAAATGGCGATATTTCGGTTGGCATTTGTGCTTGCTGTTGCTCCGGTTGTCCACATGTATGGGTGTCTACACATTTTAGTGGTAGTGGTAATGTGTTAGCAAATGGTAAAGGTGTAATGCGTCTAAATGATCATGGTTCTTGTACATGTCCACATTGTCCAATCTCAACTGCTGCTGTTGCTAGTTCTAATGTAATGGTTAATGGTAAAGGAGCTCATCGACTTGGTGATCTTCATGTTGTTCCTTGTGGTACTGGTACCGTTGTAACTGCAAGTCCTAATGTTATAATTAATTAAAGGAAAAAGAAGATGGGTGTTATATCAATTCAAAATTCGTCGACAAGATTTTATTTAGCAGGCATTCATGAAACTCTAATCGATTGGAAGAAAATTAGAGCTTTAGTGAAGATATTAGATTCTGACATTCATGGAGCTATTACAAAATGGGAAGATTTTAAATTACATATCGCTCCGCTTTGTACATCTGGAAATATCGCATTTATGGGATCAGCAAGTAAAGCAGATAATGTTCCAGATGAAACCATTACTCGTCCTGTTCCATTAGTTCAAGCTGCTGATGTATTTAATCTTTATAATTCTGCTTTAAATAACGGTTTCATCTTAAACGAAAATAAAGTTTGGATTCCCACAAATGAAGATCCAATTATATACGATCAAGAATTACAACAAGCATTAGGGAATTGGTATTGTGTTGCTGATTTTTTTGTTCAAATTTTAGATCTTTTATATTTAATTGGTAATTTAAAATCTTTTTGTTCTGAATATTCTTCAATATATAAATTACCTGATATTAATCATGTTGGTGGTGGTTCGGGTGTTGTTTTGGTTAGTAGAACACCAGGGCAATTAATTCAAATGTTTCCTAATACAAATGCTTATATATCAAGTAAAGCTGAATGGACTCATCTCGATACAAAAAGAATCTATGAAGTTTTAGATAATGAATATTTTTATTGGGTTTCTAGAATGGAGATCGAATATATACAAGAAGATCCATTATTAGATTTTACAATAGGTTCATCAAAAGCGAATAATTTTAGTGTATGTGAAGCTCAATATGATGAAAATACAGGTGAGTTTATAAATTGCGCACCAATATCTGATCCTAGTTCTGTTGAAGCCCCAAATTTTATTTTTAATACTATCGATCAAGATAGAACTATCGATACTGATATTTTCATTGGTTTAAATTTTTCATCATATACTACAGGTGATGGTTCTAGAGTTGAATTACCTTTAACAGATAATGCGCCTCATTGGATTTGGAAATCTAATGAGGCTAATCAATTTGGTATTGTTGTAGTAGATCCAACAACAGACCCACAAGATCCTGCTAATCCAGATGAATGGGTACCAAATACATTCTTAAATATTGCATTATATTTAAGAGTTTTAAGGGATGATCGATGAAAGTTATAAATTTATTATGTGAATTTAAAGAAGAAAAAGACGAAAACGGAAATCTTCAAGTTCAAAATTATGTAAGTATGGGAAGATTATGTTTTTGGATTACGTTCGCTTTTATGATTTATTTTTGGTTTTGTACAGAAAAAAGTGAAGCTCCCGAAACACTATATGATGTGTTTTATTTAATGGTGCTTTATAATTTCTTCAAGAAACCTTTAGATATGATGAAAGCTGGAGATTTCAAAGAAGTATTTGGACGTAAAAAATAACTTGATATTTCATTATTTTTTTGTTATAATTAAAAGTAAACAAATAATGAATGGAGTATCAAATTGAAATTTTCACCATATTCACATACTAAAATCGAAACTTATTATCAATGTCCTAAAGCCTTTGAATATAAATATATACAGAAATTAAAAATTTCTATTGATCCAAGGTTTTTTGAAAAAGGACAATATTATCACTCTGTTTTGGAACATTATCCAAATGAGATTGATTTTAAATTTAAATACACCGAAGAACACGAACAAGAATTATTTAAAAAAAATATTGAACGTTTTATTGCTAATGATCATGTTCAAGAATTATTAAATAATAAATTCGCTGCTGAATTAGAATTTAAATTTGATGAAGATTTAAATATTACTGATATAATCAAATGGAATTCACATTTATATGGTTTTATTGATTTTATCGGTAAAGATGATGATATCTATATAGTTGATTGGAAATCTAAAGATCATGGTGATAAATATCCAACTAATAAAAAACAATTACAAATGTATGCAGCGTGGATATTTAAAGCGAGACCTAGATTACAAAAAATAAAATGTGAATTCGCATATATTGAAAATATCACATTTGATACATTTGAATATACTCGGAAAGATGGAGAACAATTTATACAAGATATTAATAAAAGAATTCAATTAATTGAATCAGATGTATCATTTAAAAAAGATGTCAAAAAATCTTGTACAAAATGTGATTATTTTAATGTATGTAAACCATTTAATGTGAATCTTAAAAGGAATTAATGATGAGTAGACCATTATACCAAGTTCATTACCCTAAAATAGGTAAAGTAACGATCAAAATTAATAATGTTATTATGAAATATAATCATAATGATATTGTAGAAGAGCAATCTTTCTTTGTTAAATATCCTCATATTTTTAAAGCGAGACCCGATTTAGATGATATTCCTGTAGCTGTTGCTACACCTAAAGAAAAGAAATTGGAAGAAGAAGAAGAATTCGTTCCAGTCGAAATTAACAAACCTTCAACACCAAAACCTATTGAAGATATTCAAGAGCCAGAACCTGTTGATCCTGTTGAACCTCCTGTTCATGAAGAACTTAAAGAAGAAATTCCAATTCCAACACCAACACCTAAATCAGAAGTTGAAGGTTTAAACGAAATTCCGATCGAAGATCTAAGTAAAGAAATAGAAGAATTAGATTTAGATAAAGAGCCTGAATATACTATTGAACAAGCAGGTAAAGGTTGGTATCGTGTTTTAGATGAAAATGGAGATCAAGTATTTCCTAAAGATAAATCAAAAAAATGTCGAAAGAAAGCAGCAGAAAAATTTATATCCAATGAAAGGGATGAACAATGAGAGTACAAGTAATTAAACCTGTTAATATTTTACATAAAGGTAAAAAATATGGTTTGGGCGCTATTATTGAAGATTATGAAGGCGATCTAAATACATATGTTAGACCTGTTGGAGTATCAAAACCCCAACCTAAACCAGAACCAAAAAAAGTTAAAAAAGATGATGCGATTATGGAAACTTCATATGTTGAACCAGATCCAATCAAAATCACACCAGAAGGTACTGAAGTTTTAGCAACATTTTCGCCAGATGTTGAACTTTCACCTAATGCAATTAAAGCAAAAATTGCTGAAGTAGAACGTGCTAAACCTAAAAAAATTAAATTAGAAGATGCTGAACAATCTAAAGATGATACTAAAGAAGTACAACCCACAAAAGAAATCGAAGAACCTAGCAAAGAAGAAGCATTAGAAAAAGAATATAATGTTGTTGAAGTTGGTCGTGGTTGGTACGAAGTTCAAGATGGCACTGGTAATGTTGTTTCAGAAAAGAAAATGCGTCGTGATGATGCAGAAGCACTTAGAGAAGAACTTTACGCTTACTTGGCGCTTAATTAGGAAACTATCATGGCTAAACCAAATTATAATACTCGACGTGGATTGAAAGATTATGTCCTTCGTAATTTAGGTCATCCTGTTATTAATGTTGAATTAGATGATCTACAAATGGACGATTTTATCAATACCGCTATCGAAGAATTTTTACCTTATTGTGATGATGGACACGAAAAACGATTTAAAGTCCTTCAATTAGAATGCGGTAAACTTTCTTATACAATGACAGATGATGTTTATTCTGTTTTGGGATTGTATCAATCTAATTATTTAGATTATTCTCCAGCCCCTTCTGATTTATTCAGTATTAACCAATATATGGCTAATGATATGATGATTGGTGGATTGGGTAAAATGGATATTCTTTCATTAGAATTAGTTCAAGAACAAATTTCCACTTTAGGTGTTGTATTTGGTAAAAGGATCGAATTTGAATATAATGAAATCACCAAAGAATTATATTTACATGCTGATCCCAAAACACAAACATATTTTAACGATTTAGGTTCAGATAATCTTTTAGTTTTTATGGAATATTATAAAAAACTAAATTATGAATTATTTAATGATGATGAAGAAAATCCACTTTATGGTCATTATTGGATTCAACAAATTTGTGTTGCTTATGGGCGTATTCAATGGGCAATGAATTTAATGAAATATAATGGTTCAACTTTACCTAATGGTATGACATTAAATCCAGAAGCTCAATTACAAAAAGGTCAAGATTCGGTTGAAACATTAATGAGGCAATTACATGAAGATAATAAATTTAGTGATCCAGTAGATTTTTTTATTGGTTAAATTTATTTAATGCTTTTAATTTAAAAGGGAATTACTTTTTAATGGTAATTCCCTTTTTTATTCTTTATAAATATAATAATAAAGGAAGATAAATTTCGTTAAATGTTTAATTAGGAAATATCATGGGACAATTTAGAAGACCATCATATGGAAAAGGATCTCATCCTTTCCGTATGAATCAACAATTACCAACTCCAGATATTGAACTTTTCAAAGATTTATTTGAAGAAGGTGTTCAATTACATGGAGATCCTTTAATCTATATTCAAAAAGAATTTGCTGAGGCTGAACCAACATTTGGTGAACATTTAGTAGAAACAATGAGAGATGTTTATCATTTGTATGGTTTTATTGAGCAAACTGAAGGATGGGAAGGTACAGGAGAAATGTTCTCTAAATTTGGAATCAGATCTATGGACGATATGACGATCCATGTTCCAAAAAATACATTTTATGATCTTGGATTTCAACCTAAAATTGGTGATATAATTTATCATGTTGTAACTAAAAAATTATGGGAAATCGAAGATACTAAAGATGACAAAGATTATTCATTTCACCCATTAGGTCAACATGTAGCATATATTTTAGGTTGTAAATCTTATCGTTTCGACCATATTGAAGCTGGTGAAGAATTTACCCAATCTGAAGATGAACATATTCAAACAATTAATGAAGTTTTATTTGGTGATGGTTCTGTACATGAGAACGCTCATGATTTTGAAATTGAAGAGAAAAACGATAAATTAGATACTGAAATTATTGATCAGGATATCTTAGATGATTCTGAAGATGATCCATTAGGGTTTGGCTAATGCAATATTTTGCACACAGAAATATAATTCGTAAATCTGTCATTTCATTTATGACATTATTTGATAAGATTTGGATTGAAAAATATAGATCAGATGGAACAACAAAATTATTTCGTGTTCCTATCCAATTTGCAAACCGAGAAAAATGGTTACAACAAATTCAATCTAAAGTCCATTTTGCTGGTAACCATGACGGTTTTCATAATAATGCGCGTTTTGAAATTGATATGATCTTTCCACGAATCTCCGCAAATATAACTTCTCTTAGTTACGACACAATGAGAAAAGTTGGAAAAACTAATAAAATATTTGCTTGTGAAGATTGCACATTAAACGATTTAAAAGTTGATTCTTCATTCGCTCCCGCTCCTTGGAATCTTGAATTTGAATTAGCTGTTATTTCTAAAAATATGGATGACGGTCTACAAATTATTGAACAAATTGTTCCATTTTTTCAACCATCATTATCAGTTAATATTAAATATATTGAAGGATTTGCTTCTGATTCAGTACCTATTATTTTAGATTCAGTAACACCAACACATGATGAAGATTTAGATGCTGATGTTGATCGTAATTTTATTTGGATTTTAACATTCAGAATGAAGATTAATTTTCATACACCAAAACGTATTGTTGGTCGTATTGATGACGTAATAATGAATTTACACCCAAACGAAAAAGGCGCAGAACACGATCAATTAACTCAATATCAACTTAATGCAAATAAATTAGAAAATATTAATGAATTTAATGATGTATTTGCATTGATATTTGATAGAGCAAATAAAACAGTTAAAATTCAAACTCGTTCTGAAGATGAAATTAAAACATTTATTAAAAGTTATCATGATACTGAATATGAAGTATTATTAGTAACTTCAGAAGGTGATTTTGATTATACTGCAGATGAATTTTACATGACTGATTTAGCTGGAACAACCACATATCTTGTTAATGCTGATTATAATATTATTTCTATCAAAACATCAACAGCCGATGCAGCAATTGGTGCTCCACAAGTTGTACAATTTCAAGAAAAAACAACTGGAACTATATTTAATATGGCTATTTCAGATACAGGAGATCTAGAGATATCTCAATAAGGAATGAATAATGTCAAATAAAGATAAATTAAAGAAATTACATGAAAAATTTAATCTTGCTGAAGAAACTGTAAATCAAATGACAGAAGCGATAGAAGTATTTACAGAAGATTCTGACGATCTTAGTGCATTAGAAGTCACTGAGATTCAAGAACCTGGGAAACATTTACCTACCGATTTAGATTCTTTCGAAGAAGTATTTACCTTAGATTTATTAAAACAAGATTTTATGGCTATGAGAAATAATATCTTAGCTGTTATAAATAGAGGTCAAACTATTTTAGAAGAAACTGGTTCATTAGATATTGGAGATATGAAAGCATCTCAATTAGAAGCACTTTCTAGTTTACAACGATCTACAGGTGAAAATATTAAATTATTAATGGGAATTTATAAAGATATAATTGCTGTTGAGAAAGATAAATATGTTTTATTAAGGGGTCTAAATCAAGAGAATCTTGGTTCTACTGGACAAGCTCCAATTAATGTAACCCAAGGTGGGACACTCACCCAAAATGTGATTGTAGCGGGTGGTACACACGATATCTTACGCCTAATGGAAGATGCACAAAAAGAAAATAAAGAAGGTTAATTAATGGCAACAAAGGTTGAATGGGATATACCAGATATTCTTATTGATGTCGATGGTAATGATTCAATTTATTATGAAAATAATAAAAACTTAAAGAAATCAGACGTACAATTACCATATACTGAAGAACATTTTAAAGAATTCATAAAGTGTAAAAACGATGTATTCTATTTTGCTGAAAAATATTACCATATCCGTGATTTGGATAAAGGTATTTTAAAAATTAAATTACGTGATTATCAGAAAACAATGCTTAAATCTTTTACTGATAACCGTAATACAATTGTGAATGCTACTCGACAATGTGGTAAATCCACTTCTTTTGAGATTTTTGTCTGTCATTATATTTTATTCCAAGAACAAAAAGCCGTTGCTATCTTAGCTAACAAAGCAATGTCTGCTATGAATATTCTTCGTAAAGTTAAAGTAGCATATGAACTTCTACCTAAATGGCTACAATCGGGTGTAAAAACATGGAATAATAATATGATCGAATTAGAGAATGGTTGTACTGTTCTCGCAGCTGCAACATCATCAAGTGCGGTTAGATCTTATTCGATTAACTGTCTAATTATTGACGAGATGGCATTTATTCCTAATAATATTTGGACTGAATTCTTTTCATCTGTTTATCCAACAGTTTCATCATCCAAAACATCAAAAACAATTCTTGTTTCGACACCAAATGGAATGAATCATTTTTATAGATATTGGCAAGGTGCGACAACTAAAGATCCAAATCTCAGAAACTCATTTAATCCAATATTGGTTCATTGGTCTGAAGTTCCAGGTAGAGATGAAAAATGGTATAAAGAAACTCTATCAAATATGACCCAAGAAGAATTTAATAGAGAATTTGAAGGTAAATTCTTAGGTTCTGCATTAACATTGATTAATTCTTCAACATTAGAGAAATTATCATTTTTGCATGAGAAAAAGGATACCGAATTACATCATTTATTAAATGACCATTCTAGATTCTTAAGAGTTTTTAAGAAGGTGAAAAAAACCCACACATATATTATGTCTGTTGATTCTTCTAAATTAACAGAAAATTCATCTGGTGACCCAGTAGCGATTCAGATAATTGATATCACAAGATATCCATTTCAACAAGTCGCTGTATTTCAAACATATCACGATATGCATTATTTACAAATTCCTGAAATTGCATATACAATTGGTAAATATTATAATTGGGCTTATGCGTTTGTTGAAAATAATGAAATTGGACAACAGGTTGTTGATTCAATTGCTTATGATTTTGAATATGAGAATGTATTCTTTGAAAAGCCAAATATTGCTGGTTATAGAACTACAAAGAAAACAAAACGTTTAGGATGTTCAAACTTAAAAGGTTGGATTGAACGTGGAAAATTAAAAGTAAATGACCCATTTACAATTGAAGAATTAAGTACATTTATAAAACAAAAAAATGGTTCTTTTGCTGCTGAAGAAGGTTATACAGACGATTTAGTAATGTCATTAATGGGGTGTTTATTTTTTACTACCAGATCCGAATTTGATGCTTTTACTGATATGAAACATATGGCGAATGTATTATTTAATGAAGAGAGATTAAAAGAAATTGAAGATGCTGTAGAAGAGGATCTACCTGCATTTGGTGTTGTTGATGATCATACAGGAATGGACGATATTAATGACACATCTTGGATGTTCTAAAATAAATAAGTCAATTTTATAAATAACTATACACGTAAAATTTAACATAATATAAATTAATTATTTGAGGATATTAATGCTCAAATTTGATTTGTATCAACCCATAACTCAATTAGGAGTAATAAGATGGCATTTAGTCTTTCCCCTTCAGTTGATGTTCGTGAGTATGATTTAACTTTATCTGTTCCTAATCTACCAAGTTCAAAAACTGGTATGGTTATTCGTTCTGATAAAGGCGAATCACTCAAGATTCAATCAATTACAAGTGAAAGAGATCTCGTAGCTGCTTTCGGTGAGCCAACAGCGTATAATTATCAAGATTGGTATAACGCTTGGAACTTCCTTCAGTATGCTAGTTCTCTTTACATGGTACGCGCAATGGATGATGAAGTAGAAAACGCTGGTATTGAAGTAACAGCGAATGGATCCCTTGTAGACGTAGAACAATTAACCCAAGAAAAACTTTATAATCATGATGCAGCTGAATTAACTTTAGAAACTGAAGTTACACCAGAAGGTATTCGTTTTTATAATAAGCAAATTCAATCAGAACAAAATTATGCTGTTGCTATTTGTATGAATGCTGATGATTGGAACGAACCTTTTTCTTCAGAAGGTTCTCATTTACTTCATACATTAACTTCAACTGCTGGATTTGATTCAACTGGTGATTCTGGATCTTCTGTTGTAGAATTTTCTGCAAACACAATGATTGTTGGTGATACTTTCCAATATGATGGTTCTTCATATACAGTGACTGATGTTGATAATACCGGAAATGAAGTAACAGTTCAACCAGAATTAGTTGATGAAGCAGGCGATCCTCTTACTGGTGTTATTACATTTACTTCAGATATGGTTCCAGAAGTAAAAGCATATCGTGAATCGGTTTTTTCTTCTGATTTAGTTAATGCTGATGGTACTTTAGTAGATTTCGCTAAATTCTTTGAATATCCACCAGAATTTGATAAAGGTGAATTTGTTGTTATTGTATTCGCTAAAGATGATGATGGTAAATATGACAATGTAGAGCAATTACTTGTTTCTAAGAAAGAAAATGGTCGTGACTCTGAAGGTCGTAACATTTTTGTAAATGAAGTTTTCTTTAAGAAATCAGATTATTTGTATGCTAGTTATAATCTTGAATATGCTTTTGAAATTAACACATCAGATTCTCCTTTAGTTAAAATTGAAGGAACAACTGTACTTGATGAGAATGATGAACCAAAATGGTTATATCCACGTAAGAAACAATTCTTATCAGATGGTACAACTTTTGATAAATGGATTTATGATCCAATTGGATATAAACAATCTGATGTAATGGCAGCATTTGATGAATTTGCTGATCCTGAGAATTTTGATATTAATTTATTAGTATCTCATCAACTCGATATGAACCGCGCATCAACAATTGCCGCAACTCGTAAAGATTGTTTAGCGATTGTTGCTCCATATGATTATGCTTCAATTGTTGGTAAATCAGCAACAGATGCTACAGAATGGATGATCGCTGAATTTGGTTCACAAACTTCACCAGTCGCTGGTACTTTTAATACATTTAATTCATATTCTGCAATTTATGGTAATATGAAATATCAATATGATAAATTCAATGATGTAAATCGTTGGTTATGTATTGCTGGCGATATTGCTGGTTTAGCTGCACAAACTGATGCTAATCGCGATCCATGGTGGGCATTTGCGGGTCTTGAGCGTGGTAAGATTCGGAACTCAATTAAACCAGCATTTAACCCTAATAAACAAAATCGTGATGACCTTTATATTAACAGCATTAACCCAGTTATGTCTGTTCCAGGTGAAGGTGTAATGATTGTTTGGGGTCAAAAAACTTCATTAGCTAAACCTTCAGCGTTTGATCGTGTTAATGTTCGTCGTTTATTAATTACTTTAGAAAAAGCGATCGCAACAGCATCACGTTATGCGTTATTTGAGTTTAATGATGAATTTACACGTGCAAGACTTCGTGGTTTAATTGAACCGTTCTTGCGTGATGTAAAAGGTCGTCGTGGCATTTATGATTTCTTAGTTGTTATTGATTCATCAAATAATACAGCTGAAGTTATTGATAAAAATGCTTTAATTATTGATGTTTATATTAAACCTACGAAGGTTGCTGAATTTATTCAGATCAATATGAACGTAACACGTACTGATGCTAACTTCCAAGAGCTAATTGGACGTTAAAAAAATTATATTGAGGGGTTGTAAAAGCCCCTCAAATATAGGAGAATAAATTATGGGAATCGCATTAACAGATTTTAAAGCTAAAGTTCAAGACGTAGCTCGTACTAATCGTTTCTTGTTTACTTTTGCTTCCCCAGTTAGTGGCGGAGATTCAGAAACTATGTCTTATCTTTGTAAAGGCGCTCAATTACCTTCAAAGACAATCGGTGAGATTATTCTGAATTGGCAAGGTATGCAAAATAAAATTGCGGGCGATCCAACATTTGATGATCTTTCATTAACTTTTATTAACGATTATGATCAAGTTGGACGTAAAACATTTGAAGATTGGATGAAATATATTGACGATCAAACTTCAAATGAAAGAGAAGCACAAGGTGATTATAAGATTGATTGTACTGTTCAATTACTTGGTCGTAAAGGTGAAGTTATTGCAGAATTTAAAATGTTTGGTGTTTGGCCAAAACAATTAGATGCTGTTGATCTTAACTCAGAATCTTCAGATACTATGTCTGAATTTGGTGTAACTCTTGGTATGGATTATTGGGAACGTATTTGATATCTTACTAATATATAAAATATTACTTTATTTTAAGGGACGTTTTTTAACGTCCCTTTTTTTATCTTTATGAGAAATATAAATACATATAATATTAATTTTATATGGTCTATAATAATGAAAAAATTCATATTAATACTTATATTCTGTTTATTATCTGTTCAAACAGTTGCTGCAGAATATATACATATTGTTATTTTATTCGATAAATCTTATGAAAATGAAACTGGTGAGATTTTAAGTAAAGAATTAAATACATATATGAATGAGAAAGATTATAAAATCTCTCGTATTTATATGAACTGTAATTCCAAATGTACTGAAAATACAATGTCAATTCGTTTCGAAAAAGCATTACGAAGAGCAGAAGACCGTAATCCAGATTATTTAATTATTGGTTCCGAAACTTTGTGGAATTTATATCATGATGATATAAAAGAATTTAGAGATAAACTTAAAATTAAAGTTGGTCTATTTAATATGTTTAAAGATTCTGAACGATTCCAATTTGATTTTGATTTTAAATATGATGGTTTTTTTGTTGATTATACAACTGTCGATTTAACTACGTTTATGTTTTATACGAAACGAAATGGAATTGTATTTAATCATTTTTATATTTTAAGAGATGAATCAGCACATTCACTTAAATTGGCTTTATATTTAAAACAAATGTTTTTATTAGAAGGAAAACAACCTGCAAATATTCATATATATCCTGTTTCGTCTATACAATCTTTAAAAAAACGAGTAATGGATTTACAAATGAAGCCACAAGGAATTTTAATTCCTATAATTAAACAAGTTTTAGATACAGATTCTAAAAAAGAAATATTAGAAACAATCGTTCATCATAACAGAAAACATTTTGAATTAAGTGTTTTAGAAGATGATACAAAATATTTGTGTTTTAGTTTAGCTCATGTTGTGAGAGATGATTATAAAACATATAAAAAATATCCACAGCATACTCCTGAAGTAGATGAAATTAATTTATCAGAATTTTTAACTCGATATGAAGGTAAGAAAAATAAATTTGTAGTTGAAGATACATATTTTATAATGAATGAAGACCGTGTTGGTCAAATTGCTGGAGGGTATAAATTATTAAAATTTAAGAACGATTTTGTGGATTTTTTAAGGTAATAAAATGAGCATTCAAGATATTATTAATAAAGTCTACGAAAAATTGGCGTATCATGTTATTTACACCATAAATGAAGATGGAGTGATCGTTAAAGAAGTAAAGAATGATAAATTCGATAAAGGTAGAACAAGTACAGTTATTTTATCTTTATTATTGAGTTTTTTGTTTGTATTTGTGGTTGGATTAACCGCACACGAACTCAAACATTTATCTCAAGAAAAATTATTTCAAGAATCGTTTTATGTAAATCAATTATGTTTTAAAGGTGAAGAATTAAGCGAATGTTATAGTATTTCTCACCAAAAAGAAATAAAAATATATTTAGATGAACGTGAGGATATTAAAACTCTGTTCATTTCAGGAGAATAATGTGGTTTTAGAAATTTTAATGAATTTATCTACCTCTGCATATTTTGCATTAGGGGCTGTTTTAGTTACAGCGATTGTATTCGTTTTAATTATTACACCGTTAATGAATCATGTGAAGCAATTAGATGATGTTGTAATGGAAAAATTATCGTTGTTACCCACAACAGATACTTATTCCACATTATTCTCAATTATCACTGATCAAAATGTATTTAATGAAGGTTTATTAAAAGAATATGAATTAATCAAAGATGCAGTTGTCCGTTTAAATGCAATAATTGCTGGGATGAATGGGGATCAGGAATTATTACAAGAAAATATAAATTTGTTCGTTGAACAAATGCGTAATCTCGAAATGTCTTTAGAAGATTATGCTGCACATTTAGAATTCAATGATGATAAATCATCAAGACAAATAAATAGTTTAGTAAAAGCTCGTATAGACACAACTACATTTTTAATTAAATTAATAGAGTCGTTAAAAGCATCACAACATATTGATCCAAATTTTAATGGTGATACATTATATGAAATTCGAGAAGAATTACGTGTGGGTGTTGAAACAATTAAAAACATGAACTATCGTTCACTCAAATCAAACCCACGTTCAGGCTCTGTAGATAAATTAACAGATTTTGAATATTAAGGAATTAAGCCATGATTCAAACATTTCCGGTAGATCTAATGTCATTAATACATCATATTCAAGTGCAATATGAAAAAGTATTAAATAATAAAAAATTTAAATCCAGAATGTGTTATTGTAAACAAGAAATATTCTCTCAGTTTACATATACAGTTGAAAAAGTTGTTATTAAATTAGGAGCACGAACATTAAAGTTCCTTGAAGATTATAATATAGAATTAAGTACTGATCTAAATGATTTACGAAAATGGTTTAATGATGAAGTTTATGAAACCCTTTATCAAAATGAACGTGTATCTAATAAATTAGTCCTAACATTTCAATTATTACAAGAATATCAAGATGAAAAGTTCTTTAATATTATTGAAAAAAAATATCAAAATATTTTACGATTATTAAAAGATGATAAAGAAACTGGAGTCGAACAAGAATTAAATAATTTATTTGAAGAAATTCGTGCATGGTATGAATTATTTTTATATATGATTTTAGCAACACAATTTAATTGTCAATCGTTTGATGAGAATTATTTACAAGATCATAATGTCGCTTTTGATATTGCTGTTCCTGATGATAAGAGATGTATACATGAAGGTGATTGTGATGTTCACGAAAAGGTTGTTGAAAAAGGTGAACAAATTAATATTATAATGACTAATGATTTTATCGATGATACAACTTGGTTAGATAAATTAATGTGTATTATTTCAACATACCACACTAATCCAGATTCGGTAACATTTACATTAGATTATAGAATGTATGATCATTTAGTTCAATGTAAATTGTCAGCAAGACATTATGATAAATTAATTGAAGCTAATAAACATTTTAAAAATATGCATATTAAAAACCATGAAGGAATTAATTTTAACGGGCATTATGATGCTATCAAGCATTTAATAGATTAGGATTTATTTATGTCAATCGATTATTGTAATAATATTAATTTATTAAAATCTGCGCAATTTAAATTAATATTAGAAAATCCAGAAAAGCATGTTGAATTTTTTGTTCAAGAATGTAATATTCCTGGTTGGAATTTAGGTGAGATGGATGTTCATTGGATGGCGCAAAATCAACCAAGACCTGGAGATAATATAACATGGAATGCTTTAAGTGCAACAATCGTATGTGATGAAGAATTAAAAGCAATACGGGAATGCCATGGTTATTGTTTTCGTTTAAAAGATCCAGAAACTGGATTCTTAGGCGATCAAATGCAAGAAACATTTGATGCAAAATTAATGATATTAACTAATAAAAATAATCTACAACATGTTGTAACTTTTTATGATGCTTGGATTCAAAATGTGAGTGATTTACAATTATCACATACAACATCAGAAGATGATCCAGTAACATTTACAGTTGATATAAGGTATGATTATTATAAATTTGGAGAATAAATGGGATATTATCAAATTGCTAATTTTGAAAAATATCTAAAAAACCCACATAAATATAAAGGAATTAAACCAATAACTTTACGTTCAGGATGGGAAATTAAATTTGCAACTTGGTTAGATAAAACATCAAGTGTATTATATTGGAATTCTGAAACAATTGTTATTAAATATGATTTCTTTGATCCAGTTAAGAAAACCGTAAGAAAACATAGATATTTTACAGATTTTTGGATGCAAATAAAAGATAAAAATGGTGAAATTAAAGAATATGTGATCGAAATAAAACCATACGATCAAACAAAACCACCACCAAAACCTAAACGGGAAACGAAAGCACATCAAAAACGTGTTTATACTTATTTAAAAAATCAAGCAAAATGGGCAGCAGCTAGAAAATTTTGCGAAGAACAAAAAATGTTAGGTAAACAAATAGATTTTGTGATTTTAACTGAGAAAGATATTCCTGTTTAATTGTATTATAAATAACAATAGGATACAAAATGGCAAGACAATTAAAAGATAATGCGATATACTTTTTCAGATATAAAAATCCTGCTGGAAAAGGTAGATTAAAAGTTTGGGATACTGCTCCTTTAGTTATACCTTTAGATGTAACTAGAAAATCATTATTAGCAGTTAATATTCATTGGATTCCCAAAAACCAAAGAGCTGATTTTGTTGCCTTTTTAATGGATTATTTTGCTGCTGGAAAATTAGGTGGTAAACGTTTTAAAAGATCAAAATTATATTATAGTTTTATTAAAGCAGGTAAAGTTAAATGGGCTTTAGTTGCTATTCGTCGATATCATTTATCGCGCATAACTGGAATGAAAGAAATTAAAAAAGATGATTGGGATAAAGTCCTAGGTAAACGAAAATATAGAGCTAAATTTCAATACGATTCTTGGGTTAAAAATCTCACTCGTGGTTTTAGAAATCCAACTAAGAAATAAGGAAGATAAATGGGTATTTTACATACAATAACGGAAGAATTAAAGAAACCGATATATTCAAAACAAGAAGCGGATATCGAAAAAAAGAAAAAACTATCAACTTCCTCAACTGAAAAAGACGTAGAAACTAATTATATTTCTTACGATCCTTTTTCTGCTTATACTAATTCCTCATTAGAAGAACATACTTCTTTTGCTAATCGTAGAGAAATGATTGGTAAATGGCGTAAATCTGTTTGGAATCCTGAAGTAGATGAAGCTATTAATGAGATTATATCTGAAGCAATTGTTTTTGATGAACAAGAACCAGTTATTGATATTAATCTCGATGAACTCGAAATGAGCGATAAGATTAAAGATAAAATTATCGACTCATTTAAAAACATTTTATTCTTATTAGAATTTAATCTTAAAGGTGAAGATATCTTTAAGAAATGGTATGTTGATGGACAATTAAATATTGAAGTTGTTTATGATAATGCTAAGATTAAAGAAGGTATCCAAAAATTAATTGTACTTTCACCTTTTAATATTTGGAAAATTAAAAACAAAGCAACTGGTGAATTTAAATATATCATTAAAGATGAAAAACCAACTAATAATTTTGTTCAAGATACTAAAAAAGCAGAACGTGTTTTTGATGTTGAACAGATTACACAAATTGTTTCTGGAATGTGGTCGGGCGATGGTAATACACCAATGTCCTACCTCCAAAAAGTTGTTAAACCAATTAACCAATTAAATCTTTTAGAAGATTCTGTTGTTATTTGGCATATTACACGTTCACCAGAAAAACGTGTTTTTTATATTGATACTGGTAACTTACCAAAATCTAAAGCTGAAGAATATATTAAACGCTTGATTGCAAAATATCGTCAAAAGAAAGTTTATAATTCAGATGATGGATCTTTAGAAAATAGATCAAAATCAATTTCCATTCTTGAAGATTTTTGGCTTCCACGTAATGCTCAAGGTCGTGGTACACAAATCGATACATTAGCTGCACAATCTGGTGGTATGGAAAATATGGACCATATTGATTACTTTGTAAACAAAATTTACAAAGGGATGAATATTCCGAGATCCAGACGTGATCAAGAAGACCGTATTCAAATTAATAATTCAATTGATGTCGAAAAAGACGAATTAAAATTCTTTAAATTTATTTTAAGATTACGTCGTCGTTTCAATAATATGTTTATTGATTTATTAAAGAAAGATTTATTAGCCAAAAAAGTTATTAAATTACAAGATTGGGAAACAATTCAAGAACATATTAAATTTAAATATGCTAATAATAACCCATATTCTGATATTAAAAAATTACAATTATTAGAAATGAGAATGGGTATTGCAGCTAATGCAATGGATATGATTGAAAATGATTTCTTATCAAAAGATTGGGTTCGTAGAGAAATCTTAGCACAATCTGAAGAAGAAATTAAAAAGATTAAAAAAGAACGTGAAAAAGAAAAACAAGAAGGTGATGATGTTAATTCTGATGATGATAATCAATGGGGTAATGAGCCACAAACATACGCTCAACCAGAGCCTAAAGCTCCAGAACAACCTCAAAAATCAGATGAACCCCCTGTTGAAAACGGTTTCCAACAAACTAAAGAACAAAAACCTTCTTATTTAACATCAAGTTTAAAAGAAGAATTATCAGCGTTAATTCGTCAAGAAGTACAAAACGCATTTAACGAAATAAAAGTATTAGAGAATAATAAAAAGAAAGCAGATATCATTAATTCTTTAAAAGAAGGTGATATTATTTCTAACGGTTCAGAAAAATTTATTCTCAGTAATGGTAAATTAGTACCTTATAAAGAAGACTAAGTTATGCCTAAAACATTTAAAGAACTTTCATTAGAAAAAGATCTAAAATCTAAAAATCTAAGTGATTTTGATATCATTAAAAATGATGCTCCAAAATCATTATTAGATGTTGAAGATCTTACTGATTTCAATCTTATTATCCGTAAAGAAGAACAGATTGAACAAATCAAAGATTGAACAAATCAAGATTGTTGAAGGTGAAAAAGGAGAACAAGGTCCTCCAGGTCCAATGGGACCAACTGGTCCTCAAGGTGAACCGGGTCCAATGGGACCACAAGGTAAACAAGGTCCTCGTGGTATTAAAGGTCCAAAAGGTGAAAAAGGCGATACGGGAGAACAAGGACCTCAAGGTGAATTAGGAATTACTGGAGAACAAGGTCCCCAAGGTGAAATTGGTCCAGTTGGTCCACAAGGCGAAAAAGGCGAAAAAGGCGATACAGGGGAACAAGGTCCTCAAGGCGAAATGGGAAAAACCGGTCCTCAAGGAGAACAAGGATTAAGAGGACCAAAAGGTGTTCCTGGTATTGCAGGTCCAAAAGGCGAAAAGGGTGATATTGGTCCAGTTGGTCCACAAGGTGAAATTGGTCCCCAAGGTGAAATTGGTCCACAAGGAAAACGAGGATTAAAAGGTGCTAAAGGAATTAAAGGAGATCAAGGTGAACAAGGACCGCAGGGTGAACAAGGACCGCAGGGTGAACAAGGACCGCGAGGCGATCGTGGT